ATATGAAATTGATGATGTTAATTGTATGCATGAAAGTATTGAGATGTTTTCAGAAGTTGTTAATTCAAGATTTTTACGTGAATGTACAATGTTTTTATTTTTAAGTAAAAAAGATTTATTTCAAGTAAAAATTAAGAATAAAAGTCTTAAAGATTATTATAATATTGATGAGGCAGTTAGAGAAAAAAAAAAAACTGGAAACATGATTGATGTATATTTCAACTGGAGAGGGAGATATATATCACTTAAAATGTTTTTTCCAGAAGTGAGAATGCCAACTAAGAAAGATATTAATGACCAGATAGAAAAAGCATATCCAGGTGCTCGTGTAGTAACTCATAGCATTTCAAAAGTAGTATCTGGAGAACCATTTCTACAGATTGAGGATATGTCTGGAATGTCTCAGAGATCCGGAGATAAGAGAAGTACAGAGAGTGGTGCAGGTATGACTGCAAAGGGTGTCGCAAAGTACAACAGACGAACTGGTGGCAATCTTAAAACAGCTGTAACTACTCCACCATCGAAACTTAAAAAGGGATCAAAGTCATACAATCGTAGAAAGAGTTTTTGTGCTCGTTCACGGAGTTGGACTGGGGAAAGAGGAAAAGCAGCACGTCGTCGCTGGAATTGCTGAGGTAATTAAAAATGTCTAATTTTATCTGGGACGAAGAATTTGGTTTAAATGTATCAAGAGGGAAAGTAAGAGGAGCATTCAAAATTACCAAATTTGGTACAAATTTGGATGTTGATGGATCTTTAGAAACAATATGGGATGGTGGAGGTCTCTACACGTATCTTACTACTGCAGGTGTATTGACAGTCACGAGTACTGACGCAGACGACTCTGTATCTGGTAATGGTGCAAGAACTGTTACTATTGAGGGTTTGGATGAAAATTATGAACTAATTTCAGAAACTTTAATAGTTGGTGGAGCGGCTGGAACTTTAGAATTTTTTAGAGTCTTTCGCGCATTTGTTGCAAGTTCCGGGAGTTCTGGGACAAATGAGGGAACAATTTCAATATCATCGGGAGCAACTACTCTTGCACAAATTCGCACTGTAGGATCTCCAATCTCAAGTGGTCTAGGACAAACTTTTATGGCACAATACACGATTTGTGCTGGATATACTGGATACATTTACTCCTGGGATGTAAGCACTGCAAAAGCAGATGGTGATATTTTTCTCATGAAAAGGGGATCCAATGATAATGGAACTTGGAGAGCGCAAGATACGATCCATACAAATGTCAATGATGTAGAGAGAAGATATCAATTCCCAATAAAAATTGAGGAGAAGACTGATATTGAGGTTAGGGCTTTATCTGGGACAAATAATATGAAATGCTCTTCAACTTTCTCTATTGTATGCATAAAAAATGATTATTGATTATGACTGATTCTTATCTCGGTAATCCCCTACTTAAGAAGTATGGGACAACACATGAATTTACAGAAGAACAAATTATAGAAATAGTAAAGTCCCAGAATGATCCAGTTTACTTTGCTAATAATTATATTAAAATTGTTTCACTTGACGAAGGTTTAACTCAATTTAGACCATATGATTTTCAGGAGAAATTAATTAATAACTTCCATGAGAATAGATTTAATATTTGTAAGATGCCACGACAAACTGGCAAATCTACAACAGTTATATCATATCTCCTACACTTCATGCTATTTAATGCAAATGTAAGTATTGGCATTCTAGCGAACAAAGCATCAACATCTAGAGAACTTTTAAGTAGACTTGCAACTGCATATGAAAACATTCCAAAGTGGATGCAGCAAGGTGTGATAAACTGGAACAAAGGAAATATTGAATTAGAAAATGGCAGTAAAATATTGGCAGCTTCTACGTCTGCAAGTGCTGTGCGAGGTATGTCGTTTAACATCCTCTTTCTCGACGAGTTCGCGTTCGTCCCAAATCACGTTGCTGACCAATTCTTTGCATCTGTTTATCCTACTATTACTTCTGGTAAAAGCACCAAAGTAATTATTGTTTCTACGCCACATGGTATGAATCATTTCTACCGAATGTGGCATGATGCCGAGAAATCAGTTAGCGAATATGTACCAACTGAAGTCCACTGGTCAGAAGTTCCAGGTAGAGACGATAAGTGGAAAAAACAAACAATTGCAAACACATCTGAATCTCAGTTTAAGGTTGAGTTTGAGTGTGAATTCTTAGGATCTGTTGATACCTTAATTGCACCAAGCAAACTTAAAACAATGGTGTATGAGAATCCACAAACAATGAATGCTGGTTTAGATGTTTATAAAGAACCAGTAGATAATCATGATTATGTAATAACTGTTGATGTTGCCCGTGGAGTTGGTGAGGATTACTCGGCATTCATTGTTATTGATATTACAGAGTTTCCGCATAAAGTTGTAGCAAAATATAGAAATAATGAAATAAAACCGATGATGTTCCCAAACATCATATATCAAGGCGGCAAGAGTTACAATGATGCATTTATACTGTGCGAGGTAAATGATGTTGGGGATCAAGTGGCATCAATTATACAATATGATTTAGAGTACCAAAATTTATTAATGTGCTCTATGAGAGGTCGTGCTGGACAAGTAGTTGGTCAAGGTTTTTCTGGAAAGAAAACTCAATTAGGTCTAAAGATGTCCAAAACAGTAAAGAAGGTTGGGTCTCTTAATTTAAAAACACTGATTGAAGAAGACAAACTTTTATTCTCCGATTATGAAATAATCTCAGAACTTACAACTTTCATATCAAAAAGAAATTCATTTGAGGCAGAAGATGGGTGTAATGATGACTTAGCAATGTGTCTAGTCATATACGCATGGTTAGTAGCACAAGATTATTTTAAAGAACTAACTGACCAGGATGTAAGAAAGAGATTATATGAAGAGCAAAAGAATCAGATAGAGCAAGATATGGCACCATTTGGTTTTATGACTGATGGATTGGATGATACAGAGAGTTTCGTTGATGAAGATGGTGATCGTTGGCATGTAGATGAGTATGGTGATAGAGCATATATGTGGGATTATCTATCATGATCAATAGAAAAAGCACTAAAGAAAAAGTCATTGATCTTATACGTTTTGTAATTTTTATACAATTAATGATTGTTGCTGCTACTATCTTTGGATGCTTTGTACCAGGTAAAACTTGTGATGGAGAATCAAAGCAATATATTGCAAATATGATGACTCTTATAACTACTTCTACATTTGCGCTGTATGCAGCAGAGAAATGATAGAAGGTTTTGATGACAACCAACTTAAACTAGGACATCTTCTTCTCACTGATAGAATCTGTAGAAAATGTGGGAAAGTTAAAAATTTATTAGATTGCTTTTATAGAACGAGAAAAGATAGGGGTCCTGCAGCGGCATCATATTCATATGAATGCAAAGAGTGTACAAAGAAAAGAATCATATCAAAAAGACGAAAAAAGGATGCTATCGATAGATGGGAGTATCCAGATTGGTAGTTCACGCTAGGTTTCCCCAATGAAACTTGCCCTTTTAATAAATAATTTTTAGTTTAAGTTTAGTTAACGGAGAAACAAATGGCAACTCCACAATTATCTCCCGGTTTGATTTCTAGAGAAATTGACCTGACAGTTGGTAGAGTTGATAATGTAATTGATATTACTGGTGCTTTTGCTGGACCATTTTCTATTGGACCAGTTGACGAACCAATCAATATTAATAGTGAAAAAGATTTAATTAGTGTATTTGGAAGACCAAGTGAATCAGGAAATCACTATGAATATTGGATGAGTGTATCGTCATATCTGTCATATGGCGGAAATATGAGCATTGTCAGAACATCAGGAAGCAATCTGAAGAATGCTAATGATACCGGTTCTGCAAGCATGATCAAAAATTATGATGACTACCAACTATATCACACCAGTGCAAGTGGTTATAGTTTCATTGCAAAAAACCCAGGAACATGGGCAAATGGAATGAAAGTATGTATGATCGATGATATGGCCGATCAAATAATTGAAGTTGATACCAATGATTTGACTACAGATGGGGCTGTCGTTGGAGAAGGTATTATTGCACCGTTAACCGCAGTAGAAATTCCTGGATCTGGTGGAGTAGAAACATTCACTGGAGATATAAAGGGTATTATTACATCTATAACAAATTCAACAGTATCAAACAGCAAATTGACTGTTAAGGTTGTATCTAGGATTTCTTCTACTGGCGTTGAAACTCCTATGGATTATATTCCTATGAGTGCTTATGCCTCATTTGAAGCAGGAAAAACTATATCATATATCGATCCAACCGGATCAGTATCTGGAACATCAATTGTTGATTCATCATACGACTGGTATGATCAACAGACTCTTGGATTAGAAAATTCTACAATTTACTGGAAGTCCATTGCACCAAAACCAACCTCAACGAACTACACGCTTTCCACAAATGGAAAGAACGATGGTATTCATATTGTTGCTGTTGATGACTTGGGAACTGTAACTGGAGTTCGAGGTAATATTTTAGAGAAGCACCTCTTCTTGTCAAAATCTTTAGATTCAACTTCGGATGTAAATGCTCCACAAAAAAATTATTATAAATCATATATTGCAGATTTTTCAGATAATCTGTACGTTGGAGATGCGGCACTAACTAAAGTTGCAACAGGATTCTCATCCGGATATGTGGCAACTAGCGCAGAATGGGGCGAAAAGTCACAAGATAGTGTATACAATTCTGCAGGAAACCTAACATTCTCCCTTTCAGGTGGAGAAGATTATGGTGCAGATGGTTCAATGGATACATCATTAACAGACCTGATGGAATCATACAGTCTGTTCATGAATGACAATGAAACTGATATTGATTTTCTTATCATGGGACCAGGTCTTTCTGACAGAAACCAATCTATTGCCAAAGCAAATTATCTGATTTCTATTGCAGAAATGAGAAAGGATTGTATGGCAGTTTGCGGTCCACACATGAGCGATTTGATTGGAGTTGCGAATACAGAAACTCAAACCGATAATTTAATTTCATACTTTGGTTCACTACAATCTTCATCATATGCAGTATTTGATAGTGGATATAAGTAT